CCTGTTCAAAATTTATTGGTTGATCTGACATCAGTCAATCGTAATATCGCCAACACCCGGCCATTGTGGGAACGTTGGCTGTCCGATTGGATAGAATGGGTTTAGTTGCCGACGTGCTTCTTGCTCTTCCAAAAGCTTCTTGATTTGCTCCAACAGACTCGCATTGGATGCCTCATCACGACGCTTATCCAAAATAGCCTGTGCTTGCTTGCGCATTTCGTCAAGTTCGCCCGCATCAATTGCGCCATCGCCATTGGCATCTGGATTATGATGTTCGAACTCAGTACCTGTCAGATTTGATACATTAGTGATCGCTTCGTAGGTACTAACTGCACCATTTTCACCGTCTTCACTAACTTCGATCTGCACCCAGCGATTTGGATACTTTGCATTGATTTCATGGTACAAATCGTCAGCAATCATTTCGCATGATTTGTGATCAAGTTGTAATTCACCATGACCGTACAGACGTTCCATCCAACGCTTAAATTGGATGAATTCGATATCACGATCATCGTGGAATACTTCGATGGCAACCCGGAAGTGGAAAATGTGACGATGATCAGTTCCGAGGAAACTCACATCATCCCAATCGCCAGTTGCCAACTTTGGATCAGTGGCTGCTGCTGGATAACGATGTACACCTTCTTTTCTGAAAGTGACAAAGATAATTTTGTTTGGTTGTGTCATTTTATTGTTTTTATATTTTGGTAAAGCCTGTATGAGTAACTTCAGCCTTGATGATCAATGCGTCTTTACCCGATGTACTATATTCTAACTTGCTGAGCTTGATTGCACTAATCTTTGGATTAACCAATCTCAATCTTCGAATCGGAACAGTAGAATCCTTATGGAAATATGTGATGTCAATCTCAAGTTCACCATGTGGACTATTCTTTAATATCTGTAATCCGTCATATACTTTATCTTCAACATCATCAGCAAATACAAAAGTAACAATGGAAACATCGTTAAGACCAAACGCAGTCAAACTAGAACTATCTTGCAACTCAGATACAGTCAACAAATGATTAGTCAACGCTGTGCTAGTATCGCCCAAAATACCTATAATCGTTTTGAACGTTACTTTGGTATCCGATTTTTGTTTGATCTCTATTTGCTTTGCAGTCTTGCTTACAGTCGTATTAGTTTTATTGGCTGATTGTTTTGCGCCAATCTGTGCAAGTATTGGATTGACAATCGGATTATTACTCATTTGATACTCAATGACTTATAACTAACATTCAATAAGATTTTGCAAGAATTATTTACGGCATAATCATAACCAGAATGCGTCAACTGTTTGAAGCGGGGATTGACTAGCGTGATGGAACCAGTAACGATTTCCTTACCGTTATTGGAACCCAGATTTTCAATCACGATACTGAGGCTATCCTTACCTGCGTATTCGACTCCACGGCTTACCACAGCAATCGCTTCATACACCCGATTTTGCTGATCATCAGTGAAAGTCAATACGGTAGAAGGCGCTAGCGCCTGTTCGTATGCATGTGGCAAGGTACCAACCGACAATAAATTGCTTGTTAGGATGTTACAGTTAGCCGATACGTTGAAGCCTTTTACATCAAACTTCACTCGGAAGCGATGGGTAATTTTGGGTTGCAGTAGAAACATTATTGTTCTGTGGTTAAACAGGTGAAGTCATACGTGCCGCTTTCATCAATTTCAGCCCAGAGACGATCCATTTCTTCTAGTTGCTGTACCGTGGGGATTGAATCTTCCGTGATGCCAAGCTGCATTTCAATGCAGGCTTGCAACCATGCATCGTGTAAATCTTGAGGTGTGTTGGATGTTTCGAAGTGGTTCATGCTGTTTCCTTTGTACTGTATTGAGTCCAAAGCATCAGATCAAAGTCTGCTGCTGACATTTTGCTTTTCTTGGCAAGACCAAGGAACTTGGTCTCAAGTTCCAAATACTTCTTACCACTAGGTGTTTGCTTAGGGGCATCGATGCCCTGCGAACGCAAGTACTTGAGAATATGAACATCAAGCACCGCAATATGCTGATCTGGGCGTGAATGGAGGAGGAAGAATCGTGCAGTCTTATTACCCACCCCCTTTACATCCATTAGCTGTTCCAGGGTGGCATTGCGCAAATCCAATGTCAAACACTGTTCAAAACCGGCAGCTAGTCGATTAAACTGCCCAAGACTACTAGTCTTTAATTCGTCAAGCAGCACTCCACGATCAACCATATCCTTGATGATCTCGAACGGAGTATCACCTTTACCACGGAGAAGAAAAGCATTAAGGAATCGTGCTTGAACTTTGGCTGTCTTACCTGCTACCGTTTGGCAAAACAAAAAGAATAATTGTAGTTCACCATCAGTGCGTTTGAAATTGGTTACGTCAGTGGGATCAATAAGGAAGTTCATGGTTACTCTCGCTAGTTGCCATATTATACATGCGGCTAAACTGGCAACAATATTTTATTTTGTATAGCAAGCATAAACACCACCATGGCGTCACCAAAACAATGATGGTCCCCTTGCGGAGACCATCTTGACTGCGAGTACAGTGATAACAACCAGACGCTTGGTGCGTCTTCTACTACGTTATGGTACCATCAACTTGAGTTGAATCAAACTAAGGTCATCAGATAGTGCATAAAGATAATGCATTTTTGGTATCGCTACTGACATGAAGCTTGCTTGATCAATTCTATAAACAGGCCAAGAGGTTATCGGACCAGTTGCTTGTTCATACAAATTCATATACATGTCGGATGATGCCTCATCAGCAATTAACGCACTGAATTGAGCATCACTAATGATAAAAAAGTGCTTGTACTTTGATACTTGTTCCGCATCAATAGAGGTACAGTACCAACCAGCATCAACTGGTTCACCGTCACCAGCCATAGCTTGGGTAGTGAGATCTAATGCATTCTCTTGACTGATGTCAATCAGTCCATAGTTTTCGGTTTTGAGTTGTATCATATCAGTAGAATAAGCCATATGTGTATGGCTTATTCTATTACAAATCAACGACGACGTGCAGGAAGAATAAAGTCGAAAGTTGCAAATTCGGTATTTACGCGAACAAGCAAAGCACCCTTGCTTGTGATACCGACTGTGTAGTCATGACCATCAGCGCTCTTCAGAATTGACAGGAACTGGCTGATTGGCCACAGCAATTCACCCTTCAATTCGCCCTTGATATCTTCTTCAAATACCAAGCTTGCGCGGTGGGTAGCTGAACCTTCTTCACCAATTGCGAATACCAAATTACCATCCTTGGTCTTCACTGCGAAGTACTGATCGAACTGTGAGTACAGACCGGCCAGGCTTGAGAATTCTTGAATCTTTGCCTTTGATGGCACAAAGGTCACGTCCCATGTAATGTCAGCAACGAGTGGTTGTTCTGGAACCAAGTTTGCGTTCATGAGGCGGAAGTTTGCACCCAGCTTGTTCGCGTCACGGAACTCGAATTCTTCTGGAACTTGCTTACCATTTACATCACGCAGCTTTACGTTGAATGTTGCGTCATCTGTCTTGTAGCTTGCGAAGCTCAGTAGACCACCCAGCAATTGTAGATTGGCAACGCCAAACTCGCCTTGCAGATCAGTCAGTGCTTCTTTTGTCTTTGCCTTGATAATAACAGTCTTGTCATTATCAATTGCTTCAATCTTTGTTTCGTCAGCAGTGCCAGTTACGCGCAGTGTTTCGACGAAGCCCAAACCACCAATCTTCTTAACGATATCGGCGATTACATTTTTAGTATTTGTTGTGCTCATTTGTTGGAGTGTCTCCGTTAGTATTCTTGTATTATACCGCTTGCCAGTATTTGTTCAAAAATGTTTTCTAATTATTTTAAGAGTGGCAAATTAATGCCACTCCATTTACCAATTACCAGCTGAATAGGTCGTTCGACACGTCATCGTTCGCTTGTGATAAGTCCCAATTAAGAACACCTAACAAGTTTTGCAATTTCATGTCAATGATTGTTTCTTCCATCAGAGAATGATCAAACGGCAATTCTTTAAACCATTGAGGAATATTTGGTTCATCTACTGGAATTGCGATTGAAGTCATCCCGAGTGGATTAGGCTTCAATTTACAAACGATAGTTTTAGCACCATCTGTAATCTTCATTGAGAACATATCGTGATGCATCTTACACAACTTGTTCCAATTAAGACCTGCTCGCGCCTGACCTGGCATATTAACTTTGCTCTTAGTGTGTGACTTCATCTTCCTGAAGTCACCGCTTACATCTGCAGCTTGCTCTTCTCGATCGGTATAGTCAGTCAAGCCATTAACACGCTTTGGTGTTCCCTTCTCCCAACCTGGACGGTCACGGAACAGTCGACGGAACTCTCGAATCTTGTCGAAGATTTGTTCCTGTGTTGATCCAGTAAGCAGGCCCAACAACACTTCTTCCAAGAAGTCCTGCATGAACTGTGGCGTATCTGAACGTTTAAGGTCAAGACCCATAACCTTCAACTTGCCAGGCTTACCGTTAATATCATAACGCTCGCCTTCCTTGTCATACATCAGAACCGCATACTTCTTTTTCTTAATAAACAAACCCTTGCTTGCCACCAGTTCTCGACCGGCAGCAATAATTGCTCCACGCTCAAGACCAGTATTAAAGCTACGATTCATAAACTCCGGGAAGCTCTCATTTACTGCATCGCCAATCCCGTCATACAACATAATAATGTTTTCACGCGTGAATTCAAAATCTGCATATGTGGGATCTTTCTGCCATACCGCCTTTGCTGAGAAATATGAAGAGTCAGTATCAGCATAGATAATAGCTTCGCCCTTATAGTCATATGTGCCAGTAATAATCTCATTGATTTTACTATTCATGTGACGTGCAATGCTTCGACCAGTCAAAGTAACTGATTGACCAATACGCTTATCGTAAAACTTCATTGATTCGTTCAACAACGCGCCATACAACGAGTTAAGCAAAATCTTACGTGCTTGTTGTCGTTGATTCCAGAACGAGTTCCAATACTTCGCATCAACTTTATCCACTGCGTAGATATTGCCATCTGCAAGTCTAAAGTTCAATGTGACCATATAGTCAGCAATCAACTCTGCATTCTTAGAATACAGTGCTTTCATGAACTTACCAACATCGGCATCTGTTTTCTTTGCATTTGGCAATGCAAGTTCCAACTCAGCAATAAACGCAGGAGCAGCATCACCCAACACCTTAGCCAGTGTTGCACCAGCATCAAGTGCATGACCATATGTCTTCTCACGGGCTTGCATTTCTTTACGCTGTGAATACCAACGTGCCAACAAGCTAGGAATAACCCCTGGAATGTCAGTGCGGAAGATCGTACCGTTAGCTGTGATGCACAGAGGACGATTTTCATGGAAGATGTAGTCGTTCAATTCATCAGCACGGAACTGGCGTGATGATCCATCTTCAAAGTCAACAATGACTGCGTTCTTGTTGCGTTCGATAATGTCATCAAACTCAAGTGTACAAAATACGCCTTCCCACAATTCAGACTTGGGAACACCATCAGCAATTCGTTGCGCAATCATGGCTTCAGTACGTTCTGGTCTGATGTGACCAATCAACGTCTCTGGACTCATGTTCAAAGCTCGCAAAGCAGATGGATACAGGGAGTTAATGTCGCAACATCCAATCTCGTCTTGAAGACCAGTCTTTGGCTTTGCCACATATGCACCAACTGCCGTGTTCTTTACGTCTTCTTCGTCTTCATCGTCAAGTAAGTCATCGTCATCATCAGATTCAATCACTTCTTCACGTTTGCGATCGGGAATAACCATCCCCAAGTCATGTGCTTCATTGACAATAGCTTGCTCAATCAGTGCTACTGAACCCATGGTTGTTTTCAACAACACTGTATTCGTGTGCGCAATCTGATTTGCCAGTTCGATGAATTTCTTCTTCGCGTCAATCTTTACCAACAACATCGTATCTTGACGATTGTATTCAATGAACTTCTGGAAGTCCTTCTTATACAAGTCATCAAGTGTTCCCTCATATGCAGTTTTGTTCTCACCAACTTCAATCTCACCAACAAAGTCAAGACGGTATGAGTGCAACTGCTGTGGGTTATGTTTCTGATACAGTTCCAGATAGTCCAAATGCACACGACCTACCAGATCGTATGTGGTTGATTCTTTCTTAAACTTGATGTATTTTCGCTTCTTTGGCATCTCGTTCCATAAGCAAAACTTACGGCAAAAGTCTTTACCAAGAATGCGGATAATACGATTAACCAAATATGGAATATCGAAGCCAGTTGAGTTCCAACCTGATAGAACATCTGAGTCTTCAATAACTTCCAAGAAAGTCTTCAACAGGTCTGCTTCGTTATCGAACAAGAAAGTATCTTCAAACTTATTCGAAATTACTTCTGCTTGTTCAAGTGTCAAAGATGGCGGACATAACACCAGCGTAATCATTTTATTGATATGGCTGAGGTGGCATGAAATTGCCGTTACTTCATTGAATGGGTCGTCAGTCGGTGCAAAACCACGTTTAGTATCGAACGCGACCTCAATGTCGAAGAAGCACAAGTTCAATGCTGGCGCTTCAACATGGCGATATGTTTCTTCCAAACACCGGAATACTGGGTTAATATCGCTTTCAAACAAACGCTTACTTCTCTGAACAAGCATTTTCTCACGCATGAATGCTTTGTTCGAAGAAGACGAGAATTTCTGGCATACATCACCAAAAATACTCTTATACCTACCCCGTGGATCTGGGTAGTAAAAAATGTAATTCGCTGGATAAGTTTTGTAGATACGTTCGCCGTCAGCGTTACGTTCTACTACATTAATCTCATCGTGATCTTTATTATATCTGGCGTCAACGTATGCCATTAGATTACCTCAGGAAAGCTTCTATTGCAGCAATGACATGGAACTTGTTATCTAAGAGATGGCAAATACCCATAATGTCAATGCTAACAAAGAAGAAGTTGAGTATAACCCAGAAGCCATTATTACGCAAAAAGCTTGCGATAATTAAGCATGAACTACCAATAATATATGTGGTGTACACAAAAAAGAATGGTACGGTAGGAACAGTAAAAGCAATGGTGCCGGCGGCAATCATACCGCCCATGATACCAACAAGTTCAAGCCAGAACACTACTGGGTTATCTTTGAAGTCCTTGATCCAATTGTTAATGATACCTTTGAACAAAATGTCTCCAAGAACGAGCCCCGAATTTCGGGGCTCGTATTTATTTTTCTAGTGGTGTGTTGCTTATGCGCGGCCAGCGATACGCAGAACTTCTTCGAGGTTCTCGGTATCTTCTTGTACTTCAGAGAGGTTGCCCTTCTTGGCAACTCGGAGAGCTTGCTTCAGAACCTTTGGTTCACAACCAATGTCTGTTGCTACTTTCTTGATAAGGTCACCCAAACCACCGCGGAGATCAGAAATCTCTTCTTGGATTTGTAGGCCCTTCGTGATAAGGTCACGCACTGCGATTTTGTTGTCTGCTGTCAGGTCCATTTGTAGTCCTTTGTTTTTATTGTTATGGTACGGTGTAGTTTATTGTTGATG